ATTCCACACCCCCCGCCATTTCCCAAAGCGTTTCTTTTGCTTCGTTTCGAGGTACATCTTCAAATAATTTAGCCCATCGCTCGGCGATAGATAGTACTTCCGAAAAAAAAAAGCACCTGCCATGTACACCTCGGTAAACGATGCCCCCAATACCAACGGCAATACATCGTCTATACGGGTATTATCAAACCTGCCCCCGTGTACTAAAGGTTGCATATATATTGCCACTAACACGGGTAGTACGTCTACATCCCTTTTATCCTCGTCTTTGCCGTTGGCGATTATGGTTTGGGCTGCCAACCTTTGCCCAAATGTTTTAAGCTCTAAGTTCTTTGGCGTTTTATAAGCCACCCCCCCCAACGTTATATTATCGGGCGGTGTTATTTCATCCAAGTTAGGCGTATTGTTTAGCCAACTCAAGCACGCGAATATAGTACGCTCCTGTTCCGCATCCAATACCGCCCCGTCCAACACCGCCACATCGCAATCAAGCAAAGCGGCAAACGTTTCTATATGCGACTTGGAGGCTAACATACGCAAGTACTTTGCATAGGTAAGCTCCCCGTAATTGGTTGGCATGTTGTATGCAACCTTATTTATTTTAATTTCTAACATATAAATTTATTTTACTGTTTGCATGTTTGGCTCCTTCTTGCCAGCCGTTATATGCGTGTACAAACCGTACATAAGGGCTTTAAAAAGGTGGTTATTTTCATCCCGTTCTTGGTTTATAGGGTTACCATCCGCCCCCATTTGCCACTGGTAACTCCGTCGCTCCGTATCAAAGTTTGCACCAATATAATAAACTTCCCAACCTTGTAAAAACAAAATTTGAGTTAATACACTGCCCGCGAACTTTTTGGCTGGTTTGGCTTGTACACCTAACTTTTTTAACTCCCCTATATTTTGGCTACCCTCGGGGTCGCAATAAGCCAGCAACCGCCCCTCTTTTAGTAATACCTTGGCAACATCTTCATTAAATAGCTTTGTTTTATAACATAACTCTTTAGCGTACACCCGTTTCCGTTTCCTATCTATTTCAATTAAACACGCCGCCGTTGGGCTGTTACTATACCCAAAGTCCACGCCTATAATTTTTTCAAACTGGTCGGGCATCTTTGCCAGTGGTTGGGCATGCCCCATTATAAGCAACTCGCTCGGTGCTTGCGGCTTTTGTTGGTATAAGCTATAAAAGAATTTGGGGCGTGTACGTTTAACCTTAAGTATGGTTTCGGCTGCATGCTTTGACTCCCAAAGGGCTTCACCCCTTTTGCGTGGGTCGCAAGGCTCCGTCATATCTTCCCTTATACCTTCAATATTAATTACAATCCACTCCTCGGGTTCAGTAGCCAGCAACCACCCCGCCAAATCATTAACATCCCATCGCGTTGTACAAAGTAATATTTTGCTGTCGTTGTGGCAACGACGCTCCCCTACCGAAATATACCACTCTATATTTTTTACTTGGTGTTTGGGGCTTGCCGCCTGCTCATGCCCTTTTACGGGGTCATCTATTATAAGGAAATCGACGGGGTTACCCGCCAAACCGCCACCCATACCGACGCAACGGTAGGAACCCCGCCTATTTACTATTTCGAAAATCTTGGAGTTACGCAAGTATTTACCCTTTGCCGAGGTACTTACGTTTTGTTTATTTAATTGGGTGGCAGGGAAAACATCGTGGTATGCCGTATCCGTCATCAAGCGTTGTAACTCCCTGTTAAAGCCCTTTGCCAAATCGTGGTCATAGCTTACACCCGCTATACGCAAATCAGGGTTACGCCCCAATAACCACGCGGGCAGTTTACGCGATACTATCTCGCTCTTGCCGTGTTGTGGGGGCATACAAAGCAACATTTTACGCTTACCAAGTTTGCCCTCGACGAATTGCTGTATCCTATCGCAAACAAAAAGGTGATGCCAGTTAAACTCGTAATCGGGTTTAGTGTAACCTATAAAACTATCCAAACTATCTTTGGCACACTCAGCCCGCCAGTTTACGCTGAATATCGGCAAGTACTTTCTTTTCATCGGCTGTTAATTTACTGGTATCGTAAAAAGGTGTATTCGTGGGGGCTTCGGGTAACGGTGTGCTTTGGTCGTATCCAGCCGCCCGCCCTTTTGTTTTTAAGTAAAATATAATAGCACTAACATCAGGGTGTACACGCTTTGTAACCGTGGTACGTGTTATAGTACCCATATTACAAAAAACCTTTTCCTCTTCAAATTTATAGCCTTTTATTAACCTAAGTAATTGGTGTTCAACAAAGTCTGTACTTACCTTATTAATATCGTCCACCTTTAAAGCGTACTCGGCATCCGTTTTGTACCAATTATAATGCGTCCATCGCGATATTTTCATATCCTTACATGCCAGTGACACGACGCCTAAGTTACGTTTCAAGGCTTTAATCATGTCTTCTTTTTTATTGGTTGTTCTGTTAGCCATAAACAATACAATTATTTGTAACAAAGCTAAATAAAAACCTAACAAAAAACAAGTAGTTAGCAACATGCCCTGTCTTTACGTATAAGCCTCCAATTATGTAACACGTTGGTTTACAATACGGTGTACCTTTTTACAAAAAAACACCGAAGTTACACCGAAGTTACACCCCCGTCATTTGCTTGAAACAGTGTTTTCAACCATGAAGAAAAAAACATACACCAAAGTTACACCTACTGATTATCAGCTATTTACCCCTTTTATATATAGGTGTAACTTATATGATCTTTGAAAGTTTTGTAGAGATTAGAAACGGAAAATATTTTTTTTTACGTGTTCATATGAAAGGTCAAAGCCGAATTCGCATCCAAGTTACACCCGCTGAGTATCAGGCTGTTACGGTGTACCTTTTTTTCAAGTTACACCACTTGATAATCAGGCTTTTATATATGTTACAATATTAATAAGTGAAAAAAATATACGTAACTAATTGATTTACAGTGGGTGTAACTTTGAACGAAACTTACACTTTTCATATGTTCGCTGTTTTTCGCGGTTGCACCCATATTGCGGGCTGTTTTCTTGCCTACATATTAATATACTTTAATGCATAAAAAATAGCAATACTATTATAAAAAATAATATTGCTACTAAAAATAATATTAAAGCTATTGTAAAAACTACCCTACTTCTTTTATGCGTTTGGTGGTGTATTTTTGCACCGTGTCCCATGCCTCCGTCAACCCGCTATCCCGCAACCCGCAACGCCCCAAAGCATACACCGCAGGTATTAATTCTTTAAACTCCGCCACACTACGTACCACAAATAAACGGTTTGCCAGTCGCTCTCCCGCCTTCCTATGCCACGTTTTTTGCACGGGGCTTAAAGTGCCTTTGGCTGTTTTCATTTCAATCATAACCACTGCCCCCGATAAGGTTACCCACACCAAATCAGGTACACCCGCCGTCACCCCCGTGGCTACCATTTGGGCGGCTTGCAACTTGTTACGTTGCCCCCCGTTGGGTACGGCAAACATCATCCCGCTTTCGGCGGGGTATGCACTGCGAAACCACGCGAGGCAATCGGCTTGTAATTGGTCTTCCGTCATACGTTTTAAAAATTAAAAGGTTTAAAATAATTGTAATTGTGCTTTGTGGTTATTAATACGTTTCATCATATCCTTAAAATATTCTTCATCTAATTCGCTACCTACAAAATCAAATTTAAGGTCATGGCAGGCTATGGCAATAGAACCACTTCCAACGTGTGTATCGAGTATTTTATCTCCTCCCTTTGCATAATTTTTTAAAAGCCATTTATACAGCCTTACTGGTTTTTGCGTGGGGTGGTTAATATCCCCGTATTCAGTTATATAACACCTATTAACTTCAACAACCCGTAAAGCTCTGTCAAAACTTGTAAAAGCAAGTTCCCCGTCGCTATTGGCTATTCTTTGCCCTTTGTCCCAAAAAACCCATCCCATCGATGGGGGTAGGTATTCGGCGAAATAATTTGCACCCCAAATAATTTGATTTTGGCTCACCCTAAATAGTTCATCAAAATATTGTTTATTTGGGCGGGTACTATCCCATCCTTTAAATTCTTTTGCTCTTCGCCCGCCGTGTTTAGACGTACTTTTTCTAATCCCATCCATTCCTATTCCATAAGGTGGGTCTACGATAGCCAGTTCAAAATGTTTATCAGGGTATTTAGCCATCAAATCCATACAATCCATATTATACAATTCCGTTTGCATAATCGCTAAAAGGTTAAAGTTTACGTTTATAACACCCCATTACATCGCACTTACCACCTACGCAATAATCGGACGGTGAACAGCTATGCTGGCAACTTGGTACGGCATCATCCCCCACGGGTGGCTCCAACACCCCACTCGCATTTATTATATCCAACACCACATCGGGGCAATCGCCCCAAAAAAACACAGCCTCTAATATGCCTATTTCCGTCTTGTCTTTGGTATTTACGCCATCCCCCCGCTCATGTATAACGCCCCTACAATAACAAAACATTTTAGCACCCACGGGCTCACCCATAACATGTACATCCTCCAATATAATACAAAACCCAATCCACTCACCACATTTATTCCCCTCGTGGCTCGTTAAATGCCAACTTAAGGACTTAAGTACATCCACCAACCCATTGCCCAAATAATAGGGCAATTCAGTTTTTACTACATGCAAAAATTTCTGTTCCATATACTTTACTGTTTTTTAGTTTTAAATTCTTTCATCGTTACAAACCACCCCCACGTCTTATTCGTGGTACGTTTACGCTCCCACCCCGCCGCTTTAAGCTCCATACCCAACGCGTTTACACTTAGGTTATTTAAAACCCATGCCTTTTCT